CACCCCGGCTCGTTTATTTTTTAATCTTCAAAAGACGCGCCACTGTCGGTGATCACAAAGTCGATTGCAATGAACTCGATAGCCTTGGCTGGCTTGAGGAAAATCTTTGCATACATGATATTGCGATCAATCAGGTCTGGTGTAGTCGTGGTTTCATCAAGTACGACCTTGAAGTCCATCAGACCTAATCTTGCCTGGACACTTCTAAGGAAAGGATTAACCTTGCCCAAGAATCTGTTCCAAGTTCTTTGTACGTTCTGGTCAAAGAGGACAGTTGCTGCCATTCTAGAAATTTCTTTCTTGACAAAGACCATCAATCTTCTCACGTTGATTCTGTCCAGAGCCGAAGGTGTCACCTGAAGCGTCTTTTGCCCGAAGATTACAATACCCTCTGCTGGGAAGGTAGCAATCGGGTTAATGTTCGCATCATACAACTTGTCTCGCTCCTTGGAAGTCAACCTCTCTCTGACTGAGAGTACGGGTAGACCTGCTGAACCTTCGGTTAAGCCACCTCGGGTAAAACCTGCTGGTGCGAACCAAAGTTCAGACTTGGTTTCCGAAGAACCCATAGTACCGAGTGCCACGACCGAAGGTGGTGCCCACAAAGAGCTATCTCTGAATGGATCTGCAATGCGTACCCAAGGATAGTAAGCACAAGCGTAGCTTGAGTTCAGTCTTCTATTCTTTAGGTCGCGAACCGTATTGGTCACCGAGCCTCTGTTCGTAGCATCAGCATCACCATTTGCATTTTCTGTGTGAGGCAGATATCCACTCTCAAGGTCTATAATGGCAAGTGCGTCCGCGCGCTGCTCAACCGTGTTAATCAGGTGAGTAGTGATTCCTGGGTTGGTAACACCCGGAATCGTAGCAATGTTAAACTCAATCGCCTCTGGGTCAGCCAACATGTCGATTGACCTTCTCAAAGAGTTGTATGGAGCACTTGTCCTCTCCTCTTTTCCAGCCAGATCAGTATTGTTGAACGGTTCCTTTTCGGTAATGTCCAGACCATCGGTACCACCCCAAAGCGGCAAAGTGAACTGATCAAACCCAGCGTCAAGGATGCCCTCGTAACTGCCCGTCAAAGCAGTCGAAGAGATGCCCTTTCGTCGATTCTGTTCGCTCCAAGTGGCGTGCGTATCCGAAGCGAATATATAAAGATCATCAAGAGAGAACTTAAATGAATACTCTTGATTACTGGCAGCGGGGTTCGCATTCTTTCCACTTGGGAAGTTCTTAACTACGTCATAGTAAGCTGCGTCCTTTCTATTGGAGCCAGAGCGGTTCGTTTGAATTCCAAAGTAAGCTTGCTTACCATTCCCGCCTTCGGCTTTTAGATCCTCAGTTGAGGTCCGGAGTCGAATTGAAGGAAACTTTAACTTAGCAGCGATCACCGCATTACTTGAAGCAAATCTCGTCGCAGACGTTCCGCCAGCTTCACCACTAACTAGGGCTCCGCGAGTTGCCTGATGGCGACCGAAAATATCATCACCACCCTTTACAAATGCGTCACTAGCCTTGTCCGAGGTAAGGGTATCGAAGTCTACTGGTACCGCTGCCACGTTGTTGTCGAGGAGATTGCCCGCCACAACACCGAAGCCAACGTGCCTTGCTGGTCCGAGGAACCCGAAAGGCAGGAGAATTGGATCCGTAGCGGCTGTATCGACATCCTGATTCATCTCAACATAGATGATGTCCGACTGACTAGGAAAGTTTCCATACTGTCGATATCTTCTCTCAGTCGTGTCCCAGGTTTCAAACTGATCTCCAATCTTTCTTGCGATATAATTTGAAGAAGCGGGGTTTAGATTACAATTTCTAAACTGCTCAACGATTCTCAAGGTCGTATCATTATCATCTGTCTGTCTCACAATCACAGTGAAGGACCCGTATGGATTCGCGGTAGGATTTGAAGACGCCTTGATATCCTGAATCGACACCTTGTACCTACCAGAGTCGTGGGCACCAGCGTGCTTACTCTTGAACTTGAAGAGTTGCTGCATGTTGGCAGGGTCATAATCCGCTGTATTTGTCGAGGTGTCTTGTGCAATGACAAATCCCGACTCAGCAGCCGTGGCTGCTCTCTGTTGCACTGCTTGATTTGCAGTGCCGTCTGCGAGCTTCAAGATAATTCCTAACTGCTTTCCTGCACCAGCAACATTGACTGTTTCGTGATATTCAGTCTCGAAGGTTTCACCCAAGAAGTATTGTGTCTTGACGTCGGTGTTTGCAAGAGCAGTTATGTCCTCATTCAAGAGCGTTGGGTTGGTATTGAACATGTTTCTAATGAAATTGTTTGCATTAGGGTTCATGCTAAAGGTGACTTCTTCCTGCTTTGTCCAAGATCCTGAAACTCCCTGGGAGTTGTCAACGATCTGCACCTTGAAAGAGTCGTCTTCCACTGACTTAACCCAAGCTGCGGTACCAGAAATCTCTGTGCTTCCTCCAGGCTGTGTACCTTTAAGGATTACAGACTGGTTTGGATTCTTGGTATACCAAACAGCAGCCAAGGAGCCCGTAGAAATAGTTGCATTGACGCCGTTATAGAAGAACACTGCCGTGTCATCTCCAGCCACTGCTATAGACTGTGCATCGCGACCCGGTAGTGCAGCACCGGAAACTCTCAGGTTTCCATTAGAATAATTTACCTGAACTTGAGCTTCTTTTAAAATGTTTTCTGCCGCTGGCGCATACACTCTGACTATTCGAGCGGCGGTGGCTCCTGCGGTGCCGGTACCGACATTTCCATTGGCGTCTGGGGCAGGATACTCAGCCCTGAATGGGTGATCCTGATTAGAGCCCGAAATGTTGTTTCTGCTGGCAAGGTTAATTGCATCTGCAACATTTTTTGCCATGGCTGGACCGGCAAGGCGAGCAGCGTTGGCGTTATCTGCGTCAACTCGCGCAGTGTCGGTAGCGTGCACCGTAATGGTATACTCGCTATTGGAGCCACCTATTGCGCTCCCCGAGTGAATTAACTTAATGGTGTCACCATTGGTTGGTGCACCGTTGACGTCAGGGAATACGATGTCCACATAGGGCTGAGACCCCATCGAGCTAGACTCAACAGTAAAAAGACCCCAAGCCTGACCTGCGCCGGAATTAATCGACCAGCCAGCTTCGCCGCCACTTACTTTGTCTTGAGCCTCAGTGCCAAGCAAGCGAATCACTGTAACTGGACCGTTGTTCTTCAGGTATGCCATTGCGGCATAAGAAGCGTAAGTTGGGCCGAGAGTGTTGCCCTCTCTCCAGATATCACCACCTCCCTTTCCAGGGATTGGGTTACCGAACTGCTCAATGAATTCAGCTTGTGAATTGACTTGGGTAGGTCTCATGCCGGGACCTCGTTCGGTTCTACCGATAACCACCGGACCTAAACGGTCCTGATCCTTTGGAAGGAAAGAATTATCAATCTCGTTGATAAGGATTCCTGGGGATACAAACTTAAATCTCTTTACTACTGGTGCTACCATATTCCTTTAACTCCTTATTGAGCTAGAACTTAGCCTTCTAGCAACTCTCATTTCATTATATAAATAGTGCAGGAAAAAGCGAAAACCCATATTAAGGTCGATATTTTCCTTTAATGCCTGGAGGTCCATTTTCGTGCTTTAAGTAATTCTCTATTTCGTCCTCAAGCAGCGCTCGCTCTCTGCCTATCTTGACCTCAACGTAGCTCTGCCTTTTAACAATCTTGGGCTGAGACGAATTCTTATCTGCTCCGATTATGTAACCTATGATCTTTATCTCAAAGCTTGTCTCGAAGCTGCGGTATTCCGAACCAAGATCTGCTATGGAGTTCTCAAAAGATAAATCATTTGGCAGAAAGCCCTCGTACCTATGCCCATCATAACCACAGATAAAATAATTAATGCCACCTGTCTTGCTCAGGAAAGGCGCAAGGATGTCATTCATTTGCTGCTGATACTCTGCCTTTATCTTTATCGTGTATGTCAACTCCATGTAAGTCGGGAATGGGATCGTAATCGTCTCATAGACTGGTTTTGATATCCCAGGAAAGTTCTTCTGTCCGTTGCCCACTAAGTTCTCAGATCCTCTCTTTTTTGCAGAAAGAGCATTGGTAAATTCTGCTGTCTTCTCCGGATGAATCCTTCTGGCTACAACTATCGCGCCGCCTTTTGCATCAAGAGCATTTGGAATCCCCCCTTGTAGTGCAGAGCGACGACCTGGGTCTTTTGATATGCCTGTTCTCTCCACTGAAATCAAAGGCAACTTTAGCGTTCCAAACTCATCCCTGATCTCTTGCCCTTGCCGTGACTGTACCGCTCTCTCTGAAGTAGCCCAGATAACTGGCACTTTTTTCCACCCCTTGTTTGTTTCAGCACGGACGTCTAGCTCCTCATCTAAGAACTGATACATTGCAAAGTCAATCGTCTCCAAGGTGGACGGCATTAGCGCCTGTTCTTTTAACGGTGGCGGATTGTTTTCATTTACGTCAATCGGCATTGAACAGTCCCTCCCTTGCTTGTATGCAATCTGCTACGACTTCCAAAAAACTATCATGCTCACCGAACAACATTGTGGGCTGTCTGGTCATGACTATCTCATAAAATTTATTACCATAAAAGATAAAATCACCTTCGCGAACGTATAGGTCCTGATCTTCAGTTAGACGTCGCTTATGGAAATGCACCTCAATCTTCTTTAACTTGTCTATACCGTACTTTGTGTTGCTAGTGTTGTCCGAACCACCCTGATAATCTACGAGGGCGTAGACGTGAACTGGTGGCAAAAAAGTTTTCTTTACTGCCTCGCCATAAAGAGGGTGATAGTTCGTGTGCTCTATGCTTATCGGATAATAAACAATCGAGTGACCAATGACTCTCTCAATCAGTTCATCGTTGACCTGCTTAACAAGATCCTTTTCCTTTTGCCCCGTGAACATACGAGGAGGAGGCTGAGCAGGTTGCGTCCATTTATTGTCTGACATTGTTCACCTCCTCACCCTGAATAAATTAATGATGGCACCTTTTCAAAGACTGCTTTTCCTTGTTCGATAACTGCGGCATCTCCCTCAATCAACTTGCCGTAAGTTAACTCGTCGAGTGTTTCCTTCAACTCGTCTCTGAGTGCCTGCTGCTCTTCCTTGCCTGCCGAGATAAGCGCATCACCGTTAAGAGTTACATCTGCGTTAGGAATCGGAATTGATCCGAACTTGCTTCTTGTCATGCCCAGCATCTCCTTGGAGAGAGCCAGAGCAAAGCGACGTATCCAGTGCTTGCCTATGCTGTTGATGTTCTGGTAAGGTATGTTCTCGAATGGTAGAGTATTCATGTTGTTGATGCCCTCGACACCAACCATACTACCTGTAGAGTGCTCAACCCAAGTATCTGTCGGTATGGAGAAGTCTACCCACATCTTTCCCGCCTTTGATGGTCTCGGGAATATCCTTAGTTTGCCACCTTTCAACTCATAGGAATAGTGAGAATTTCTGGTGTATATGGCATTCTCGTAAGCCATCGCTTGAGACTTATTTTGCCAAGCTGGGACCAACTCAAAAGTTGAGTCGTCGGAATACTGTCCATATGACGACAGATCCCCAACAGTGTTAATTCCACCGTAGTAACCGTAAAACCTCCACGAAGCTTCTGGAGTCTTATAATAAACTCTTTGCACTAAAACTCTCTGCCCCTGAACCAGACCTGCGAAGGGTACCGGATCCGAGTTTCCATTATCTGAGTTGGTATGAGACGCACCTGATAATATCAACTGAAGGTCGTAATCTTGCTTTCCCTGAGTGACTGAGAAAGATGCCGAGTAGACAGGCTGAGTTCCGCCCATTCCGACTTCTTCTGAAACACCTTCGGCTATTCTTCGGGCATAAGAAAAGTCGAATCTTAAATACCTAAGGCTGATGTTCTTGTCCTTTAGTTTATCGTAAGTTGCCGACCCTTCCTTTAACTGACCATCCTGATCGAAAGAGCCAGTGGTGCCACCCAGGACATTGGACATAACATTTTTAGCTTGGTGGATGTTCAGAAGATAAGAATATTCTAATACTGCCTCTTCGTAGGCATTATACACCTGTTCAGCTTTCAGTTCTAGATCTAAGATATCGCCGCCTAGCTTCTGGTAGGTATATGCAACCTGATCAACTGCGCCGTTAATAAAGTTGTCTGTAAGATATACGCCGTAAGCTAACGAACCTGTGACGTCGCCTCCCGACCCCGTAGGTGGGAGTTTGCTGACGCTAACAGTAGAAGCTGGTGTTAATGTTGGTGATGCCATTCACAGAGACCTCGCTAAAGAAAGTAGTAGTTACCTATAATTAGTTGACGCCCCTCATAAAAGCCCTTCAGTTAATTAGTCTTCTTCGTGGTCTTCTTCGTGGTCGACGTGGTTGTCTTCTTACGAGTGCGCCTTGTGCGCTTGGCTGGCGCTTTACGAGTTGTGGTCTTAGCAGGTTCAGTTTTTGTATTTTTGTTTGGAGTTGTGTTGTTTTTCTCCGCAGAGTTGGCGCTCTCTTCTGTAGTGTTGTCAATCTTTGTTTCTTCTGACTCCGCCTTTAGATTTTTTGTGGGCGCACTATTGTTGTTTGAGTTCAGCCTGTTCACAGTGTTCCTAAGCGCTGTTGCCTTTCTGGCATATTTTGGGCTTCTCAGTTTTCTGGCTTTCTTTCCCATAATAATTCTCCTTTTTAGAATACAAGAGTAATACAAGAGTAACTAGCCCCCAGAAAAAGAAAAACCCCCCCCAAGCGGGGGGCTCAGTTAATCTTCTTTCTTTTTCGATTTTCTCACGACCATAGAAGAGATCTTTTCTTTCAAGCCCGCTGGTGGCTTCTTCTCCTCTACTTTCTTTGTCGGCTTTGGTGGCTCTGCCTTCGGCTTTGGCTTTGGTCTTGCTTCTGCCTCAGCAAGCTCTTTGAGGTGCTTCTCTCTCACTTTCACCTGTCTTGCCCTCTCTGCCTCTCTTCTAATGCTGCCCATTTACAAACCCCTCCTTAAAAAAGGGGCTCCCGAAGGAGCCCCAAGTGAATATTATTCAAAAATGATTCGGCTCATTTTCTGACTAGCAAGGTGCAGGGTCTTTGCAGCCCCGGTTCTCGCAATAACGCCAACGTATGGAATCAAATCATGATCGTCAGCCAATGCCAGACCTTCCTGTACAGTGCTTTGTGTAGCACCACCAGCGGTTGCAGTCCGGACTAAACCGTATTGCACACCGTTAACCCACACACGAGGTCTGCGGGCTGAATCGACTGAAATGCCAAGGCGATAATTGGTTGCCGCAGCAACAGTAATTCCAAGATCGGTGATGTAATCGACGTCATCGACACTATAAACGAAATGCAAATTTGCGTTGGTGGTCAAAGCACCGGAATCATTAGATGCATCGTAAAGAAAGTACGCCTGATCATCGTCAGTTGCATAGACAGGTGTGTTAGTTAGCTTCATGCCAGCCCAGAAACCCATGTCTGCGATAGATGCATCAGTTCTGATTACACACTCCCACTGAATTTGATTCTCAGTTCCCCACTTAGTACCAGACCAAGCAGTCTGGTTAGTGTCGAGGTGCGGTAAAACAATAATACTATCATTGTCACCACCATCAGTCTGAAGCTGAATACCTGCATTGTTGGCAGCGAAAGTAACATCATCTGCCGTGGCATTAGTGCCTAAAATCTCAAAGTTCTTATTTGACACGACATATGCTGCCAGTGCTGCTGCATCGTCAGCGTCTGGATCGATGATCTGAGCAGCATTAAGCGCTGGTCTCTGAAGGAAAAACTCCTCAAGATAAACGCGGTCTGGATCTCTAACGCTAAAGGGACTACCGTTGAGACCATTAAGGACCTTGTGGTTTAGCATGTTGTCTAAAACCGACTCAAGTCTTCTCACTCCTAATCTTCTATTTCCCATTTTATATATTCTCCTTTTTTATTTGGTTACGCAACCTAAAATTAACGCAGCTTTAAGCCAGCCACTATCGACGAAAAGCCTTCAAGGGTCAGTGGCCCCGACCCAAGGAGATAATTTTAAGTCCAAGTATAAATAGTTCAACACAAACAGAAAAGCCCCGCCATTACTGACGGGGCTTCACTTATCCAAGATTATTTATCTTAGCTTGCGCCTGCTTCTCCGAGGAGACCACGGACGACAACCAGACCATAGTGATCAGGCTTGACCATCTTCTTGGCGTAGCGGGTCATAACTCCCTTACGCGGTACGAAGTCATCCTGACCAAAAATGGTCGGAGTAGTTTGCAGCGGTACATAAGGTGCGTACACGTAGCCACTCTCAAGGAAGCTATTGCCCTTACGACCAACGAGAACCACGTTGCGTAAGAAGTAAGGATCAACATAGATCTCAAACTTCTGGCTTACGCTACCGACGTTAACGGCACCTGCGGTACCCTTGTTGTCGTCGTGAGTCACGCTAGCGCGGAATCCGCTGGTAAACTCAAGAATGTTGGCGACCTCTGGGGAACAAACAACAAAGTTTGCACCACCACGTCCAGTCTTGCGGTGAATCTGAGCACTGACGTCATTAATGGTCTCAAGGAGTGTCTCATACCACTCACTAACAGTACCAGTGAAGTCAGGTGCAGCAGAAGAAGCACCAATC